TTGTTTTTGTAAATATAAACAATTTTTTAACAACTACTACTTTTCTTTTACTTTTTCTTCTAATTTATCTAACCTCATCAATGCAACTGCTAATGCTTGTGAAACTAAACTTAAATCGTATTTCATTTTTACTAATGTACTTTCCTTCATTTTTGTTTTTTAAGTGTTTCAATATACAATGTTGCATCCATTAACTCTTCTTGTAAGTGATTTAAGAAAGCATAAAAGTCATCGGGACTATCATACAGAGTTGTACCATATTTTAATATACCATCTCTTGAACGTGAATGGAACTTATTAATTACCTTTTGTACTATTGGGTCTTTTGGTATATTGTTGTAAGAGTAACCTGCACTATCAGTTGACCACTTACCATCTTCCATCATTTCTTGGTATTTCTTTTTACTATCACTCATCGTTACTTTCTTTTATTGCTTTTGTAATCATTGCTTCAAATAATCTTAAAGTTGCATATCCAAGTATAATTTTAAAGACCAACATTTATTTTAGTTTTAAGTTTATTTATTTCTACTTTTAATTTAGCAATCTCTTCTTCTGCTATTCTTGCACGTTCAACCGCTCGTATTTTGTCGCTTCTATATTCACTTAACGATTGCTCGTACGCCCTTTCATTACTAATCATATTGTGAACATAAAAACCTACTTCCTGCCACGCAAAGTACATATCTAAAATAGATTTATTATTGGGTTTAGCTTTTTTAGATTTAATAATGTTTTCTCCAATTAAATTAAAATTAGTATAATACTCTGCTTCTTTAATATTGTTCAATTTTTTATTCATATTCTTTATATAATCTTTCTAGCTTCTTCCAAACACCATTTAAAAAACAACTACTGCAACTTGTTAACTCTCTATTATCTTTAAAGACTCTATTGTAAATACTTAACAACTCTTTTTGTTCTTCAACAGTAACTTTATTAATTTTTTTAATACGTTTTGTCAAGTAAATATATTCATTTTCTGTAAAACATAATGGTTTTTGGTAAGGGAATATATGATTTAAAACTTTTTTACGCTCATCACAACCACAGTCTTCACCAGCCAAAAACTTAACAGCTTTTTCTATTCCAGTTACTTTAGTTATCTTGGCAACAGTATCACCGACACCTTTGCTTTTGGATTCATAATTATCTTTGTATTTTTTGTATTTTTTACTTTTTGTTTTTTTGGATTCTTTCATAATCTTGGTTTTTATAATTTATATAATCATCATTAAATTTTTCTTTAATTTCATTTTTAGCTTTTTTTAAGGTGTGGTATATACTTACCCAACTTATTCCAGTTTCAGCAGCTTTCCCTCTATCCCTCTTATACTTAAACTTGAGTCTCTATATAATGTAAACATTTTTCTTTCATACCATCTCCAATTTTCTATATGTTCATCTATTAGTTGGCATAAACTATTATAAGCTACTTGTTCATCCATTTCTGAATAGTCTTGAATTTGGATGGTAGATTCATTATCATCAATATAAACTTTGTTAATTCTTTTTTTACTATTATAATATTGGAAATAAATAGAACGAAGAGTAAAATAAATATAACCACGACTGACATTACCATTCTTAATAATTTTATTTTCATCTGCATATTTATAAAGTACAAGGTACATCTCCTGTACAAAATCTTCGGCATAATTAAATTCGCCAAAACTATTCACTATTTTAATCCACTCGTTATGCCTTTTAAAGACTATTTCAAGCCACTCTGTTGATTTATCCATATCACCGTTATACTTATTACCCCTAACAAACTTTGTAGAGTGTATTCGTCTCCTTCTGTATATTGTTCTTTGTGATATAAAAACCCAAACATTATTCCTTTTATAGGACTTATATAAATATCAGCAGCTTTGTTATGCCCAATGATTATAAACACAAATGCCACTATTAATAAAAATCCTATTACTATCATATATCTAATTTTTTAACCATAGTTTGTTTGTCATGTATTAAATCCTTTCCTAAAAATTCAAATCCTACATTGTTTTTTTTCATTTTTAACTTTAAAGGACTTTCATGTACAGTAGGTCTTCCACCTGTTTCATTTTCTTTTACTTTTAAAATATATAAATTACTGTACATCCAATCAGTGTTGTGACTCGTATATCTATGTATGCATAAAATATCATCAGCTCTGTTTCCCCATTTACCACCTCCTTCTACATCAGCCATTGACAAAGGTTTTGGTAGTCCTTGGTATTCGTGTCCATTCTGGTGTATCGATCTTAAAGCTGAAGTTACACCATGAGCATTTAAATATACAGTTATGTTTCTTTTTTTAGCTAATAATCTAAACTCTGAAGCAACTTGATAATCATATTCATGAGAATTACCTAGTAATTTTTGTAAAGATGGATCTTTGCTTAAACTATTGTATGGATCTATTAATAATGAATTGTAGTTCCACGCGTCTTTTATTTGGTTAGCTTCTTTAAGTAAATTTTTATATGAATATAAATCTTCAACATCTATTATTTTAAAATGATTATCACACCATGTAATAGCTTTAGCTATTTCAGATTCGTTCGCCTGTTGTATTGGTTTACCCATTTTAAATTCTATAACTTTTCTTACGATACTTTGTGGAGTGTTTTCACTTGACCAAATAAGAAATTTTAATTTATGTTTTATTGCCCATAACACAAATAAATATATAATAACTGTAGTTTTACCTACATTTGCATGACCAATTATTAAGTTAAAATTACCTTGTTTATATCTTAAATGTTCATCTATTTCAGGAATATCTATCTTTAATCCTTCTTTTACTCTACCATACTTTATATCTAATATCTTGTCTTGTAATTTCTTTGCTTGTGCTATCATGTTCCTTGTGTGGTCTGTCTATACTTTTGTTCTACTGCCTTTGAATTTACTTCCTTCTTTTCTACTTTATATCCTGTTATTACGTTTACATCATAATTCCAAAAATCCTCTGGAAAAGGGTCACCTACTATGTATTTTTTCATATAAAGGTATAAAAAAAGGGGAGTATTATCGTTTCTCTAACATTTGAAATAATGCACTCGGTTCTCGACAATATCCCCAATTAAATATTAAATTAAAAAATCATCTTCTTCTCTCCCTGGTTGTTGGTCTGAATTGCTAACTCCACCAAGCCATTGAGCTACTCTCCAACCTTGAATTGAGTTAAAATATTTGGTTTCACCTTGTGGGTTTACCCATTCTCTACCTCTTAAATTAATACCAACTTCAACTTTACCACCTACCTTGTGAGTATTTAATAAACTAATATTGTCATTTATTAACTCGATTATAATATCTTGCGGATATTTTTCATCTGTTGTTACAACAAAACTTTGTTTACTTAGTTTATCACTTATCGTTTGTTTTTCTTGAATAGTTTTGATAATACCTCTGATTTCCATAAATTCTAATTTTTACTTGTTTATTATTATATTTAGTTGTGTAATATACACATTTTATTTTACAATTTAGAGAGTACATCTCTAGCATCTTTAGTTAATGTGTATTTTTTTTCTATATTATTTATAGAACCTCCATTAACAATAAATTCCTTAGCTTTTTCAAAAGCAGTAGTATTTATATTTAAAGTCCTTTTTTCTTCTTTATTACTTGTGGAAGATGCATTTACAGTTAAATTACCATCATCATCAACAGCTTGTAAACCTAACAAACTCGCTAAGGTATATCTTCTATAATATGTAATGCAAGATCCTAACTTTTGTGGATCTGTTATTTGTGGCAATTTTAAAGCACTTATAACACCACCTGTTCCATCTATACATATTAGTTTACTGTATACCATATCTTCCTCGATAGGTTGTAATAGAAGTAATCTATTTTGTTTTAGTAATGGTTGTAATTGTTTAATAAGTGAATTAATATCAAAATACTTTGATTTATAAAATGGGTTTTTAGTGTCTTTACTAATTGTACCTATTTCTTGCTGTAAGTTAAACAGCTTTTCATTAATACTTACTTCTTTGCTCATTGTTTTAAATTTAAAATTAATTGTTCTTTAACTTGTTCTAATTCGTGTTGCAGTTCTAAGACCTTGCCATAGAGTTCTGCTTTTGTGTACTGTTCCATATTGCTAAATTATAAAAAATAATTAACATATAAAAAAAAGGGTAAGAAATTAATCCTACCCTTAAAACAAAGAACAATATTACAAGAAAAAATCAAGTAAGTTTTTTCAGCTTTTTGCTGTAATCATTTATCATATATTCTAATTCACTATTTGTAAACTTGACTATTTCTTTACTTTGTAAATATAACACATCCGCAAGTTCTTTTCCTAAAAAAAGTGAATATTTATATTGTTCTCCTGCTCTATATACATTACACGCTACGCATTGAGGTTTTACATTGCGCTCATCCCAGCGAATAGAGTAATGTTTTCTACTCATAAAGTGTCCCGCTTGAATTTGTTTCCAATGGAACGCCTTATTGCAAGTAACACAAGTACAATATCCATTGTTGTCCGCATTGCTTAATCTTGTGTATTGACTAAATACCGTATCTAGTTTCTTAACTAATTTACTCCTAGTTGGTTTTTTAGCTGTTTTTGGCATTGTTTTACGAATCAAGATGATTTAATAATAATTTGCCATCAATTTCATTAAATCCTTTAATTTGCTTGTAAATATATTTTGAATCCGATTTAACCTTTTCTTTTTCATATTTATGAGAATCTGTTCCTAAGTTAGTGTATTGTATAGCATCTAATTCTAATAATTGGTTTGTTCTTTCTATAACACTTAAATTAAAATCTTTAGCAATTTTATCTGCTAATTTTTTTATTGTTAAATCTTCTGACATTTATTTAATTGAGTTTTTATAAATATTTAATTAATTAATTTCCCACTACCCACCAAAATTACAAAGTTTTTTTTAAAAAAGTAAACTTATTTAAGTTAAAGTTATTAACAACTTATTTATGTTTACTATTTCCAAAGACTTTCTCTACTCCTCTTGAACCGAAATATCCACCAATAACGATTGATAATAAACCTGTGATAGAATCTAAAGGATAGTTAAGATACCATCCTATAATGTAACTTACAGTTAAAAATACTAATACTAATGGTCTTACATTAGAAGCTAACCAAGAACCACTACGAGCATCAGCAACCCATCTACGAGTAGTACCATCTATTTCAGCACGTTCTAAATCAAGTTTCTTTAGTGCTACGGACTTATCTTCCTCTGACATTCCAGAACCCCCTATAAT